TCTTGTCCTTTTTCTATAATTGAATATAAATTACCTCTTGTATATTCGTAGTCCTTTTTAAGATCATCAGATTCTTTTGCGATTTTTTCAACCTTTTGTTCAACACTCTCAATCTCTTTGGATACTATCTCTCCAGCGACATTAAAAGTTTCATTCAGGTCATCAAATTTTTTTGTCATTTTCATACTCTTTCATCAGAACGAACCGTCAAATCCAAAGTTATCTCCAAGTTCAATAAGAGGAGCATCTGCCGTTGTGATCAGATTAACGTTAGATCCGCCAACATGTTGTGATGCAGTAGTTTCATCATAAGCTCTTTCAACAGCAAGTTTATTGCCTGATTTACTGACTACTCTGAAGTTTTCCTCATCAATTACAAGAACATCTAGAACAGAGATTGATGAGGCATTTGCAACTTCAATAGTGGTAACTGAATTGGTAATATCACCAACAAGAGTTGTTACTACGTTGTTTGTATAACTCTTAGTGGCAACTGGATCAACACGATATGTGAGATCTCTCGTGCTTCCTCTCGAATCTCCAGCTGAGAATCCAATAGAAGCCTTCTTGATGATATCCTTGGAAACGTCGGAAACAGGACCAAATAGATATGTTTTTGCTACAAATCTGAGAGTGTAAACAAGAGCTCTTCTTTGTGAGAAGTCCCCCTCATATTCATCTCTCATTTCAATTCCTTCAAATACAATAGGAACATCTCTTTTTTCACCAATTGTATCAATCAAATCAACTGTTAATGTATAAGCTGGTTGAAAGTATGGAAGAATCTGTTCCACAATCTGAAGCATATCATCATTCAACTTAGTGTAAATGCTAAGTTCAAATGACATATTATATGGAACAGGCATGTATGTCTTTCTTGGCTGAGTCTTATCAGTTGAAAGACCAGATAAGAATGTTTGAGTTGTTGTTACTTTTCTAGAAGTATCATAAGTTAATCCGAGAAATTCAAATGACATTCTTGGTAATGACATTTGAACTGGTTTGTTGAGATCAGGAACTTGTTCCAGTCTTGCTAAAAACTTTTGTGTAGGGCTATAAGCAAGAGGAACCTTCATCACACTAACTGTATTGTCAGAGTCATTCGTGTGTTTAATATTGATATTATTGAACAAAGTTCCAAAAGAAACAATAGTTCTTCTCAATATTTCGTGATAAAAATACTCAAACATTTGTCAGGAAAATATGATATACTATTTATGGTGTTCCGAATGGATTAGTTTCTGAGAAATCAAGTATAGAATCAGATTCTAATTCAATATTATCATTGTCTGCGTATGGATCTACAATATTATCTCTATTAATTAATCTAACCTCATAAGAAGCACCTGACAAGGCACCAACAAGCACATCTCCATTCACAAAAGATCCACTAATATTTGATACTTCTAATGTATTAGTAGTGGAATCCCATTTTCTTACAAGACCTTTTATACCACTGATACTACCAGTTACGGTTTCATTGTATTGATAATCCCCAGATCCTGAAGAATATGGTGAGGAAATTGTGATGGTTGGGATTTGTGTATATCCTAGTCCAGCATTAGTGATGTAGATTGCAGTTACTATTCCTGTAGGACCAATATAAGCTTTACCAGTAGCAGTAACACCAGTTCCAGGACTACTGAATGTAACTGTAGGTGGATTAGAATAACCACCTCCACCATTGGTAATGGAGATTGGTCCAATTACACCATCACCGATTATTGTCGTTGCAGCAAATCCAGCACCACCTCCACCAACAACAACTACAGAAGGTGGAACTGTATATCCACATCCAGGATTAATCAGTTCAATACCTTGAACTTTAAAATTTTCTGCAAGACCATTACAATCTATTAGATCTCCAATCAAAGTAGCAATTCCGACAGCCGTAGTTCCACCGATAGGTGCTGAAGAAAATGCCACTCTTGGTCTGGAAGTATATCCATTTCCTCTGTTGGAAATTTTTATAAATCTTACTCCACCTGTTGTACAAATTCCACTAACAGTTGCAGTAGCTGTTACTCCAGCACCCACTACGGTAAGAGTTTGGATATATCCTTCTCTTGAAACATTATCATCAATTTCATCTACACCAGTATCAAGAACTTCATCTTCATATCTAAACAGTTCACATCTCAGTTCATAGACATAAGTTTTTTGAAGTTGATAAAAAGGTTTCTCATGTTCAACAAATTTAATTTCAAATAATCTATCTCCAAGAGGAAACCAAATTAAGTCTCCCTCTTTTGGTCTCGTAGATAATTTTACATCAGGAAGATTTTTGATTAATGGGGAGATATAAGTTTCAAATCTTTCCTTTGATATAATTAAATTTAAATCGTTGAATGGTTGAACACCAAACTTTGACAGAATGGTTCCTTGACCTTCATATCCATCATAAGTATCCACATAAGCTTCGATTGGATACGCATTATCAAACTTTGATTCAATTACTTCTTTTATTACTGTTCTTTCAGTGACATATTTACGAGGCAAATAATAAACCTCTACTCCGTACATACGGAGTTGTTCATTAACCAAACTCTGAATCAATGATTGCTCTGATTTTGATCCCTGAAGAAAAAATGGATTTAACATATCATCCAATCATGTCTAGAGGTGGAAGTTCATAAGTATTGGACATTTTTTCCATGATCATATCAAGTTCTTTTTGCCCATCATCATAAATTTGTCTACCATTCAATTCAACACCACCAGGAAGTTTTACTCCTTGGAACTTCATTAAGTTTTGTCCCCACTGTTTTTTAATCAGTGAAGTCAAATACATTTTTAAGAATGAGTCATTCCAAACTCTAGAGTAATCACTCGGATCTAATGTCCTATAACAATCAATGATCAAGTATGTTCCCTCTTTAATAGAACCCCAATCAATATCCAAATATAATCTATCTTGTCTCTTATTGAATCTAATTTGTTTCTGAGTTGTAAGTAAAAACTCAATATCTTGAAGATATGTCTTTACCATTGCATAAGTGAGAAGTTCAGTTGATCCCCAGTAGTAAATATCGTTGAGGAAAAGCTGATACTTCACACTAAACATATTATTAGTAAGGGTGTTTGTTCCGTCAAAGTGGAATATCTTATTCACACCAATAACTGAAGGTGGAATTTGAAGATAATTGCCACCTTCATAAAAATTAAACTGAGTGGTCAATCCAACATTATGATCTACCGTTATTGTGCTGATACCAACTCCCGAAGCTGGTCTTGCTGTACCCCTGTTAACATCATCATCAGTAATCTTATATTTTAAAAATGTGGGATAAACCCCATCAAAATGTCTTTCTTGGAAGAACTGAATAGCATCATCTACCAAGTCCTCAATTTGTTCATCAGCAACATTGATTTCTAAAACTGGAGCACCCAGTTTTCTCTTGCAGTAATCAATTAACTCTTGTCTAGATGATGGTTGTGCCATTTATCCAATTACCCCTCAAGGTATTTATGGTGCTGATGATATTCCAGGAATTACCAAAACATTTCCACTTGCAATTCTATAAACCGTGGATCCAGAACTTACAAGAATATCGTAGACATATCTTCCTTCTGATAAGGATCTTGTCTGAGTGGATCCAAGAGAAATATCAAACTTTCCTCCAGTAGAACTAGTAAATCCTACTGTAAAAGTTGCTGCGGCATAAGAAGAAGATCCAATGGAAACACTCTTAGCTATTTGTGATGATCCAGTCCATCCACTAAAATTGAAAGCAGACCCTGATGTAGTCTTTACGGTGAAACTATCCTTAAAAGTTGCTCCAGTGTTGATTACAAGATTTACTCCGTAAGCAACACCAGAGGTTGGATCAAAAGTGATTGAATGAGTTGCCATTAGAATTTAGATACAACTTCTTGCTGTTTGAGATATAATTTGATATAAGACTTTGCGTAGTTCTTAAGAACTTCAATATCATCCACACTATCTATATCTCTAGAAAGTTTCTCATATTCAAACATCTTATTAACATCCTCTAGTTGTATTTGATCTGGATTCATTTTGATAAATTCCTCAGTAACTCTTTAATTTCGTTCAAATCATTTTTTACATTGATAATTTCATTCTCTATACTTTCAATTTTTTTTGATTCCTCTTCCTTAGTTTTTTTAGAACTAATATAGTTGTTGTATGATTGCATGTCTGTATTAACTATTGCATTTGTAGAGGAATCTCTGAATAGATTAAATTCATCTTTTATTTTTATTTTTTTCATATCAAGCAGTAGCAACAACTCTCAAGTCTCTCAGTCTAGGTGGATATGATTGATTTGTGGAAGTTCCAACAAGTTTAATACTAAAATA